ACTTCACCGGATTGGTGCAGAAGTCATGCTCCGCTGTCGCGCACGAAACGAGATGAGGAACACGCCATGAGCCCGCTCGGTCTTATCCTTGTCGTCATACTGATCCTAATCCTGTTCGGCGGCGTCGGCGGGCCCTACGTCGGCGCGCCGTGGACCTATGGCTACGGCTACGGCCACGGCCCGGTGGGCGTCATTGGGGTCGTTCTGGTCATCATACTAATCCTGCTCGCTTTGGGCCGGATCTAAAGGAGGAAAGCCATGCAACCATATCTCGCTTTGATTACGCCGTTGGCGGGGGGACACCCCGACAACACGCTGCCCGGAGACCAGCCCTACCCGGATCAGGGCTTGCCCGGGCGTCAGCCTCGGCCGCCGCACGTATCGCATCCGATTGCACCGGGCGGCCGTCCGGTCGATCCGGGTTGGGGTATCCCCGAAGGTGGCCACGTCTCGCCGCCGATCTATATCCCCGGCGCTCCTCCAGGCGCTCCGGGCTCGCCTTCGCACCCGATCTACATCGGCGGCGGTCCCGTCGATCCGGGCTACGGCATTCCCATCGAGTGGCCGAGCCACCCGTGGGTGCCGCCGTCTGGCAACGAGATCCCGCCGCCGCCCGAGGAGATCTCCAACTCCTACGTCAAGGCGGTTTGGAACCCGGTCAAGGAAGAGTGGCGCATCACGGTCAGCGACGACACCGTCGCCACGCCGAAGCGCTAATCGCAGACACGAGTGAAGGAGTTCTGACATGCCTCTCATCCCCGGCGGCGGAATGCCCCCCGGTCCTCCACCTCCTGGGGGTGGGGCCGGCATCAGTGGTCTCCTCGCAAGTCTGGCGGCGTCCCACGGGGCTCCCGCCAGCTTGACTATGCACCCCGGCGGCGGTGGTGGCGGGCCGCCTATGGGCGGCGGTATGCCGCCTATGGGAGGCGGTGGGGGTGGGCCCCCCGCCATGCCGCCTATGGCCGGCGGTGGCGGCCCTCCCGGTCTTCCCCCGATGGGCGCAGGCCCACCGGGCGGCGGCCCGCCGGGCTTGGGCGCGCCTCCTCCTCCCGGTATGCGCCCGCCCGGCGCGGGATCGCCGGGGCAGGCGATGGGACGCCCGCCAGGACCACCACGCCCGAAGTCGCCCGTCGGCAAGAAGCCGCCAGGCAAAGGCGTCGGCAAGATCAAGCAGACACCCGTCAGGGTCTCTTAAGAGGGTTCGAACATGCCCGATCCGACCTCCTACGCGTGGGCGGCGATCCTGAACAACGCGGTGGCTATCGGCGAAGCCGCGACGATTAAGACGCCCGGTTTCGTCGATCCGCAGAACTACGATGTGCCGAACGCGCAAGTCGTCTACGGCGGCGAAGTGCTCCAACCGGGCGAGTTCACCGCCACCTGGGCCTCGGATTGGACCAGTGTCTCCATCCTCAACAATTCCGACGAGGAGTGGCCGCCGGCCGATCACATCGCGATTGCGGTGGCCGGCATCCCGTTCGACCCAGCCAACCTTGAAGCGACTTTCGCCGCGATGCAGGCCAGCATCGCGGCGCTGGAAGTTGTGAACGACAGCCAGGACCAGCGTCTCGACGCGCTGGAAGCGGGAGGGGGTTCTGTCGGGCCGGCAGGACCGGAGGGGCCAGCCGGGCCAGCCGGGCCGCCAGGGCCGCAGGGAGACCCAGGCGTGACCGGCACGACCGGCGCGCAGGGACCGCCTGGCGGCGTCGGCGCGCAGGGACCGCCTGGCGGCGTCGGCGCGCAGGGGCCGACAGGACCGACCGGCCCGGCGGGACCGACCAAGGTATCTGTGCAGGCTGGGAACCTCGCGGTGCTCGGCTCCGATAGCCTCACTTATGTGGGGACCGACAACTCGCGCTACGCCGCGTCGAACCCGAGCGCTTTTCAGACCTTGTCGCAAGTCAACGCGGCGACGACGCGGATCAACGTGGTGCCGACTGCGCCATGCTGTTCGATCACCGCCTCGGCGGCGCAGGCTCTCACTTCCGGCACGCCCGCCAAGATCAAGTTCGACACCGCCGAGTTCGATGTCACCAACGCTTTCAGCCTCGCCAACAACCGCTTCTCGCCGAGCGTTCCCGGCTACTATCAAGTCAACTCGGGGTGCGGCTTGGCGGGCCAGGTCAACACGCTCTATGCCGCGATCTACAAGAATGGGGTCGAGTATCGGCGCGGCGAGACGGGTTCGAACACCACCAACGCCCGTCTGTCGATCATCGTGCATCTCAACGGCACCACCGACTACGTCGAGGGCTTCATCGCCGCTGGGGCCGCCGGCAACACCGCGATCACCCCGACAGTGACCGCATTCAGCGCCGCTCTAGTACAGGCGGCGGCCAATTGAGCGAACTTCAGAACCTCCTTCAACGCCGCAAAGCCGCGATTTTGGCTCGCGACGACATGATTGCGTTCGCCAGGTACATGATGCCGATCCCAGACACGCCCGACGACGTGTCTGTGAGCCTCTATCGGCCGGCGAGACACCATTTGGTGCTCGGAGCCGCACTAGAAGAGGTCGAAAAAGGCAAGATCAAGCGCCTTCAGGTCACGATGCCGCCCCGGCACGGCAAGACCAAGCTCTCAAGCCACATGTTCCCGGCCTGGTACGTCGGTAGACACCCTGAAAAGTCGATAATCGTCGCGACTTACAGCGAAAAGTTTGCCTGGGATCATGGTCGGGCCGTCCGCGACCTGATCGAGAACCCACTTTACGCTCAAGTCTTCCCAAAAACGCGCCTGAAGGCCGGTTCGGCCTCGATGGACCGCCTGGAGACGGAGCAAGGGGGCATTCTCTTCTTTCTCGGGCGCGGATCGGGGGTGACGGGTCGCGGAGCCGACGTAATTCTCCTCGACGACCCCACCAAGGACCGAAAAGAGGCCGACAGCCCGACAATTCGCGAAGATGTCTGGAAATGGTACGCCCAGGTGCTCCAATCGCGCCTGATGACCAAGGATGGGGCGATTGTGCTCATCCAGACACGCTGGCACGACGACGATATGGTCGGGCGGCTCACCGACCCGCAAAATCCCTGCTACTCGGATGGCGAAGCCCAGAAATGGCGGGTGATCGACATGCCCGCGATTGCGCGCGAGAAGGATGTCCTAGGCCGCAAACCTGGCGAGGCCCTGTGGCCCGAGCGGTTCGACCGCGAATACCTCGATAATCTGCGCGAGACCGACATTCGCGGCTTCCAGGCCCTTTATCAGGGGCGTCCTACCCCTGACGAGGGCAGCTTCTTCAAAGCCGTCTCGCTGCGCACCTACGCCCGCGTCCGCGACATGCCGAGCAAAGATAAGTTGAGGTTCTATGGCGCGTCCGATCACGCCGTGAGCCTGGAGCAGGGCCGCGACAAAACCTGTCTGATGGTGATCGGCGTCGATGACCGCGACGACATCTGGGTGCAGCCCGACATCTTCTGGCAGCAAGCCGACACCGAGACCGTGGTCAAGCGCATGGTGGCGCTGATGGCGGCCTACGGCCCGTTGTTCTGGTGGGCCGAGAAGGGGCATATCTCCAAATCCATAGGCCCGTTCCTGCGCAAGCGCATGCTGGAACAGCGCGTCTTCGTCACCATCGACGAGATCACTCCCGTAGCAGACAAGCAGACACGGGCGCAGAGCATCCAAGCTCGAATGTCGATGGCCAAAGTCATTTTCCCTGGCTTCGCCCGATGGTGGGCCGAGGCGCACGACCAGTTGCTGAAGTTCCCGCAAGGGAGCCACGACGACTTCGTAGACACGCTCTCTTTGTTCGGCATGGGGCTCTATCGCCAGCGCGGCCGCAAGCTCGCGCCGAAGGTAGACACCGGGCCCAAATTTGGAACTTTCGCCTGGGTGATCGAGGACGCCAAGCGCGAGCGCAAGCGTGAAAAGGCCAACCTAGAAACAGGAGGGTGGTGATGGCTCTGCAAGACACTGATCCGCTCGCGCAGGCCTTCGCCGATCAGCCGGGCGGCGTTCCGCTCGAAACTCTGTTCGGGATCGAGAAACAGAACGAAGACTTGCTGGAGCGCGAGCGTCCCGATCCGCCCGAGCCGCGCAAGCAACTGGTCGAGCAGTGGTCGAGCAAGATCAAGCGCGCCAAGAAATACTGGCAACCCATTTACGACCGGATGAAGGCCGATCAGGATTTCGCGGCCGGGTATCAATGGTCGAAGGAGGAGAAAGACGACAGGTACGTGGCAAACCTGACCCTGCGCATCATCGCCCAGCGGGTCGCTTTCTTTTACGCCAAGAACCCCAAGTTCGACGTGCGCCGCCGCGCTCGGATCTTGAACACCGTCTGGGACGGCGACCAGGCGACGCTGATGGCTTTGCAACAAGCCGCCGCGCAAGTGTCGCAGCAAGTGGCGATGGGCGTCATGGACCCGATGGCGGCGCAGCAAGCGCAGCAAGCGTCGATGCCGATCATTCAGGACGCCGCCCGGGTCAAGCAGGAGGAAGAGCAACTCGGCAAGATTGGAAAAACGCTTGAACTTTTGTTCAGGGCCAACGTCGAACAGGCGACGCACGACTTCAAAGCGATGATGAAGATGA